TTCACCTTGATCATTATAGTCATTACCTATACGTACAACTCTAATAGTACCTTGACCGCCAGTACCTGTTACTTCTGCTTCAGATATGCTAGAAAATAAACCAAACTCAAGTTCTGATCTATCTTTAGGTCGTTGTACCCTATTAGTTTTTTGACTTTTTAGAAAAACTCCACTCATGTAATAATTCCTTTTGTTCCGTCTGTAGTATTTTTAACTTTTGTAAGTGTACTCTGTACCGGAGTTGATACTTTACTAATAGATTGAGTAATTACGTTGTCAACCGGAACGCCGCCTAAACTTGCTACTTCTGTTACTGCTCCAACAACTTCTGTTGCTGAAGAAATTGCGTTTGATACACTTGAAATTTTTGAAGATAACTCATCTGCAGAAAACGATGCTACATCACCAATTTCGTCAACAACATTTTCTCCGTCACTTTTATTTTTTGAAAGGTCTGTTCTGCCATCGCCGGAAACTTTTGGTTTACTAAATTTACTTAACAATTCTGCTATTCCTTGGGGACTACTTGGTACACTAACCCCGGTTGCTTGTTCTGCTAATCCTACAACAAAACTTACAGGGTCTTGTGCAATTGACTGTGCTTGTGCAATACCACTTTGTACTCTGCCGGCCGCATTTGATATTTCACTAGTGATTGTTTTGACTCCTTTTACTGCAGATTTACTTGCACTAATAGTTGCATCACCAACAGAAGTTGTCCCTGTTGCTTTTGCAGATTCTATACGATTTGCAACTTCACTAGCATTACTAGGAACTTTAACAATAACAGGCTTGTTGTGTTTTGCTAATTCGGCCTCTGATGCTGGCTTGCTGTTTTCATTTACTATTTGTTTATAAAATTCTGGCATTTTATGTACTTCCTGTTACACCGTCAAGCGTACCATACTCATAGTAGTCTTCAGGTTGATTTTTCTTTCTTGCTAATCTTAGTGTTTGTTTAAAAACTCCTTCACTAAAGTTATTACGCACATTAAAGATTTCAAATACACCACTGTATTGATCTCTTTTTAATTTCATTTCAAATTTTGAATTTTGTTCATCACCAAGTTCTGATGCTGTTGGTATATCTTCAGGATATCGAATATTTAATATTACGTGGGGTTCACGAGTAAATGTATTCATTTCACCGTCTTTGGTTAGAATATCTCCTGCAGAAACTTGTGGTCGATCTGCTATTCCACTTCCAACAATATATACAGGGTCTCCTATAATATCAATATCACTCAAAATTAGATGTCTTTCAAAAGGCGGATTATATAAAAAATCTTGAAATATTACACCTATTGCATTTCTATTATTTGGACCTTCTCTATAATTTAGTCTACCAACAGGCGGAGTTGGAGTAAACCCAGATTGTCCATTAACATTTGTTTGAATTGCATCTTCTATAGTTTCTAAAAATGTGTTTGTAGTTGCTTCTTTACCATCTTGTTTTATAGGTTTAAATCTAGGAGGATTTATCAATAACGGGGTTGTAAATAAATTATTATATCGTATGTTGTAACTTAATACATCTAAGTTTTTTCCTGTATAGATATAATTGTATTCACGTACTGCTTTTGCTTTTAACTGCTCTGTTGTAAATTGAATATTAATACCCGGCATTGAACTGTAATGTATTTCAAATGGAGAAACAACATAGTGATATTGGTACACATATCTCATTCTTAAAACATCATATCCAATCACATAACTTATTACTTCTGTTTTGAACCATGGAATCATTTCTGAATTTTGAATTTTTTGTAATTGTTCTGGTTGTTTAAAGATATCCATGTATACACTATTTGTAATCATAGTATCAATAATAGTCATCAAGTTACTGCCTTTTCTAAATGACCATGCTTCGCCTCGACTTTGTAAATTGTACCCGCCGCCGCCGCTCTGCGTGAATTTATCAAACTCTTTTAAAATTGTATCTAATTCTTTCTGTGCTTTAACTACTGCTTCATTCAAACCAGCAATTTCTTTAGATTTATCTACAATTATCTTTCTATTTGTGGCTACTGTTGCCGCTTCTGCTTCTGTTAATGCGGCCTGAGTAGGTTTTCCATCAGGTCCTTTTGATACTCCGGTGCCCAAATTTGTTAATTTATCTGCTAGGGCCGTTGCGTCTTGCACAGTTTTGTCAACTTGATTCTTTATTTCGTCTGGCGCTTGAGGGTTTGCTGTGAACGAAGGATGTTTTAACCTGTCAGTTTCAGAAGTTTCAATTTTATCTTTAGTTTTAGCAATATTATACAATCCTAGTCTTGCACTATCTATTGCATCAAGTTCGGCTTCTAAAAGTCTTTTTGCAGTTTTTAATTCTTTTTCTTTTGCTTTTTTTAGGTCTTCTCTTTTTTCAAGTTCATCTTCATATGATTGTACTTTAAGTGCGCCTGAAGGAAGAATAGAATCATTTAGTCCGGACTTTCCTATTCTATTTGTTCCTGTCAATCCTACAGTTGGGAGGCCTTCAAATGCAGTATTGTCTGTCCAAGTTTTTACTTTGCTTTTCCAACTAGATGCTAAACTTGCAAGTGTTTTTCCGTTTGATGGAAAATTTCCACCGTATCCGTCTGCAAACCAAACATAATATTCGTTAGGCATACAATAGCCTACCGGAACAGTATCGCCGCCTCGTTCTAGTTGACCTTTTAATTCAGTATCCGTAAGTGCTTTTTGTATGGCCGCTTTTTGATCCGGATCATTATCAACATCTTGTTTGTGTTGTAACATTCTTTTTGCTTCAAATTCAGAATGTTTTAAAAATACACTAGAAGTAATACTTTCAACAGACTCTACACTATTAACACGCGGAGTTACATCATCAAACAATGTATTATTAACTGCTGTAGTTGCTTGAGAGTTAAATCCTAAAAATTTTACAGAATATCTAGCACCTGCTTCAGTAACTTCCATTTCACTGTTTTGTATTTTGATTGGAAGGTATCTAGTTGTAAATGGCGGAGTTACTGCTCTGTCAGATTCTGCATCTCTACCTATAAACGAAATTACTAATAAAAATGGAGCATCGATGTAGTCAGGATGTCCGCTGAATCTAGAGGAGTTAAAAAGTTCTCTATAAAATTGCGATACACTGTGAGGCTCAACAATTTCAAATGTTCCTGTGGTTAAGTTACTATTACCCATGTCATTAATACCGGGTCTAGTTTCAAAATCTAAATTTTCTATAAACAAATCTTTGTCTCTAGAATCGCCTTGTAACGGATCACGTTTGTAGGAACCTGCGGCATATGTTTGACCATTTTCACGTGAATACCCGCCGCTTTTTGCAACTATATAAAAATCTTTATTTTCAACACCGTTAGGATTTATAATTTTTCCTTTGTATGTTTCTGGATCGTTTATTTGATCAGTTGATACTGAAACAAGAGTAATGATATAGTTGTAACTATTTAAATCATGTAGTGCATTGTGTCTTCCTTGAACTTCTGGATAAAATGATGTCCAATCTGCATCAGCATTTATAGCAAACCCTGCGTCGGCACCATTGTACATATCGGCGCCCTTTTTAACTTCCTTGTAAATGGCTGGTCCAGGTCCTTTATCAGAAACTGTATCTGAGTTGTTATTAACAGTAGGAGAAACTTTAGTTGCCCTTGTGTCTTTATTATCAGTTCCTCCAGCAAATACTTTTTTAAATTCTTCCTCGTCGTCGATATAGTATGGATTTGGTTTCCAGTTTTTAGTATCTGTCCACTTTCTATCATCATCATCGCCATAAGGGCCATCGTATATTTCGTAATCTTGTTTGATATAGGCACGTTCCCATGCAGGCATTTGACTTTCTACACCCGGATCGCCATTGTCAACTCGTTCAATGTCACTTGTTTCGTTTACATTATCTGCCATTACTAATTTCCGATTGTGCTTCTAATTACATCTATTGTTGGAATATAAATGTTAACTCCAGCAACAAAATCAAAAACAGGATCATCTAAAACTTCGGGATTTCGTGATTTAAATACCCACCATAAATCAGGATCGTCAAATAAATCACTTGCTAATAAATCAGGACGATAATTATATTGAGGTTTAAGTTCATATAATTTGTCGCCTAGTTTGGCTGGAATTTGTCTATAGTTAAGAATATCTAAACCAAGACTGTTTTGTCTAGTTGTAGCGTATAAACTTGAATTTGAATATCTTGGCATTATAACATTCCTTTGTCAATTGTAAGATCACCATTTATAAACTTTTCAATAGTAAACTGTGCTTGGTCTCTTCTTGAAAATGCAGGTAAGCATTCAATAGTAAATTCTGCTCTAGTCGGTACCGCAGTTGCTTGACCTTGTACTCCAACTGAGATATAATCAACATCTTCATTAAGAGTATAAAAGAAACTTGAGATAACAACTGGCAAATTATTGAATTGATATTCACCATATCCGCTCAATCTACAAACCGGTGGTGGTGCACCTGCATCTTTTCCTCCACCAAAGTTCATTTTAGTAACTGCTCTCAATGCATGTATTGCTCCTAGCATATATTTTGCATCATCCGGAGTTTGTGCTGTAAATGTTCCAACAATTGAAATTGCGTCCAGAGCCGAGTTCTGGTAAGCATAATACGTATAATTACTATGTGTGGGATTTAAATTATTATAATTGGCTCTGGTTTGTACAACAATTTGCGGAGTATAAGGAAATACTATTCCTCCATCTTTTGTGTTTGCTATATGTAGTGCTGGCCCACCTAAATAACTCTTGGGGACTTTAATTTTGATTCTAGGATCTTCGCCAAACTTTTCACCTGAGAATGAAATTGTTTGTACTGGTGGTTCTGATCCTTGTTTAGGGTCATCTCCAAGCAACGATTGTAATCGTTTTAGTTTTCCGCCTAGGCCTGATGCACCTACAAGGTTGTCAACTAGTTTGCCGCCCAAGTTAGTTAATTTGTCATTCATATTATTTTGGCTCCTTTTGGTAATAATATTTATTGCATTTATTAACTACGTAGTTTATAATAGAAGTTACATACGGAGAATCTTATGAGAAAAGTAAAATATTTAAACAATAAAGATCTACTTAAACAGATCCATATAAGCAAAAACAGTTTTAGTTCGTATACTGACGACGATTACCACAGATTTGATATCATTTTACCAAGTTTAGAAAAAGTTAATAGACTTACAATAGCAGAAGCAAAAAGAAATCAGGCTGATAGAATTGGAAAAGCGGCATATGAAGCGGCTAGAATGTCAGGCGACAAAAAGACTAAACTTGCACAAGTTACACCTGATTGGCGTAAAATTGAAAAAACATCGTTAGTATTTAGAATTATGACGTTTGATCATATTCCAAAAGCACCAGGTAGAAAGCGTAAAACTAAAACTATTGCAGACGAACATGAACGTTGTAATTTTCCTCCATTCCAGCATTGGAAATTTGATGAAAATGATAATCTAGTTTGTGTAGGCAAAAGCCACTGGGAAGGTGGTATGCAAAACGGAAGTTTTAGTAAAGGACACGGCCGTGTTACTGAAGAACTAGGAAGAATGTTTTTAAAACTTGCTGACAGATACGGTACTCGATCTAACTGGCGTGGCTACACATATAACGATGAAATGAGGGCTCAGGCTGTATTACAACTTTCACAAATTGGTTTACAGTTTGACGAAAGCAAAAGTGAAAATCCTTTTGCATATTATACTGCCGCAGTTACAAACAGTTTTACAAGAGTGTTAAACATAGAAAAGAAAAATCAAAATATTAGAGATGACATTCTACAAGAAAATAATCTTAATCCTTCATTTACTAGACAGAACGAAAACGTGTTTAAAGAAGATAAAGAAAAACTTGCAGAATTCTATAAAAGCATTAGACGTCCAAAAGCAGACTATTAAGGTTGACAAACCCATAAGGTTTCACGTATAATGTAATAACAATAGTATAAGGGAAGGCATGACACAATTATTTAAAAAGGCCGCAGTGTTTACGGACATTCACTTTGGTCTAAAATCAAACAGCAAAATTCATAACGATGACTGCGAAAGGTTTGTAGATTGGTATATTGAACAAGCCAAAGCAAACGGCTGTGATGTAGGAATCTTTACAGGAGATTGGCATCACAACAGAAGTGCGTTAAACTTAACCACTATGGATGCTAGTTTGCGATCACTAGAAAAATTAGGTAAAGCATTTGATAAGTTTTACTTTTTTCCAGGCAATCACGATTTATATTATAAAGACAAAAGAGATATTCACAGTGTAGTATTTGGTAAACACGTACCAGGTGTTACTGTGATTACAGAACCACAAGTAATTGACGATGTTGCTTTGGTTCCTTGGTTAGTAGGAGAGGAATGGAAACAAGTTTCAAAAATGAAGTGTCGATATATGTTTGGACACTTTGAACTTCCTAACTTTAAAATGAATGCAATGGTTGAAATGCCCGACACAGGCGAAATCAAAGCAGACGACTTTGCTAATCAAGAAATGGTGTTCACGGGCCACTTCCACAAACGTCAACAACGTAAAAACATCTATTACATTGGTAATGCCTTTCCACACAATTACGCCGATGCATGGGATGACGAACGTGGTATGATGACGTTAGAATGGGGAGGTGAGCCCGAGTTCATCGACTGGAAAGATTGTCCAAAATATAGAACTATTCCGTTGAGCAGATTATTAGACAAAACAGAAGAAATACTTGCTCCTAATAATTTGTATCTACGTGTAACACTTGATATTGATATTAGTTACGAAGAAGCAAACTTTATTAAAGAAAACTTTTCTGCACAATATGATGTAAGAGAAATAAGTTTGTTGCCAGATGCTAATGTAGACGACGAAATGAATAAAATGGAACCAGGTGAGATTGATTTTGAATCAGTGGACCAAATTGTAACCGATCAAATAACAAAATTAGATACAGAAACATACAAACCAAACTTGTTGTTAGATATCTACAGAGGATTGTAATGTTTAAAATTAAAACTTTAACAGTAAAAAACTTTATGAGTGTGGGCAACCAAACTCAAGCAGTTGACTTTGATAAAAATTTACTTACTCTTGTGCTAGGTGAAAACTTGGATCTAGGAGGAGATGATGCAGGTTCACGTAATGGTACAGGTAAAACTACTATTATTAATGCGTTAAGTTATGCATTATACGGCGAAGCACTTACAAAAATACGTAGAGAAAACTTAATTAACAAAACTAACGGCAAAGGCATGTTAGTTACAGTTGAGTTTGAAACTAACGGACAAAACTATAGAATTGAAAGAGGACGTAAGCCTAACATTCTTAAATTTTACCAAGAGAATGTTGACGTTACCGCAGATGACATTGACGAATCGCAGGGCGATAGTCGTAAAACACAAGAAGATATTGCAAAGTTATTGAACATGAGTCATACAATGTTCAAACATTTAGTGGCGCTTAACACTTATACAGAGCCTTTCCTTTCACTCAAAGCCAATGATCAAAGAGAAATTATTGAGCAGTTGTTAGGCATCACTATCTTATCTGAAAAAGCAGAACGTCTTAAAGAAGAACAAAAAAGAATACGTGATGCTATTGCTGAAGAAGATGCAACAATTAAAGGTATCGAAACAGCAAACCAAAAAGTTCAAGAGTCAATTGATAACTTAGAAATTAAATCTAAAGCATGGGACGCAAACCAAGCAGAAGAAATTGCTAGAACAACGAAAGCAATTAGTCAATTAATTACTGTTGATATTGAAGCAGAGATTCAATCACACAAAGATAAGAAAGAATGGTTAGTACAAGATACAGAACAAGCAAATCTTAACAAAGAAAAAGCAAGTTTAGAAAGCAGTATGTTACGTGCTGAACGCACACATTCTAAATATGAAACAGAACTAAAAGATATTGCTAATAAAAAATGTTTTACATGTGGTCAAGAACTACACGACGAAGCACATGAAAAAATTCTTGCTGAAAAACAAAATGATGTAACTGAAAGTCAAACATACATCGACGGTATTACATTACAATTAACCGAAGTGCAAGAAAAGTTAGATGTTATAGGAGATATTAACGGATGTCCTAAAACATTTTATGACAGTAGTGAAGAAGCATATAATCATAAAAATAATCTAGCAAGTTTAGAAGAACGTAAAGTAGAAAAAGATGCAGAAATAAATCCATACACAGAACAAATGGACGAGTTACGTGACCAAGCACTGCAAGAAATTAATTGGGATAATATAAATGCTCTAACAGAAATGAAAGAGCATATGGATTTCTTGTACAAACTACTTACAAGTAAAGATTCATTTATTCGTAAACGTATTATTGATCAGAACCTAGCGTTCCTAAACAAACGTTTACAATTATATTTAGATAAGACAGGATTACCACATCAAGTTGTATTTCAGAACGATTTAACAGTCGAAATTACAGAACTTGGGCGTGACTTAGACTTTGATAACCTCAGTAGAGGAGAACGAAATAGACTCATATTATCTATGAGTTGGGCATTTAGAGATGTTTGGGAAAGTTTATATCAAAGTATTAATCTACTGTTTATTGACGAACTTGTTGACAACGGACTTGATGCCGCTGGTGTTGAAAGTGCATTGAGTGTACTTAAAAAGATGAGTAGAGAACGCAATAAAAACATTTATTTGATTTCGCACAAAGATGAACTATCTTCACGTGTGAATAACATATTGAAGGTAATTAAGGATAACGGGTTCACTTCTTATAGTAATGATACGGAGATTGTGAATGCCTAAAACTACCCATGAGTTGCTTGTTCAAGCAATGATGGACTACTATAACACGCAAGAAAGATTTGAAGCAAAAGGCTTCGATGAAACCGGTCGAAAGGCACGATCTATTCTTAGTGATATTAGAAAACTAGCGACAGAAAGACGCAACGAAATACAGGCAAAACGTAAGGCACTTAAAGTTATAAAGAAGGCAAACAAGCAGGAAAGCCAGAATCAAGATCCAGAATTATAGGCACAGGTAAGTATCTGCATGGAGTGGACTTATCAGGGCAAAAAAATAGAAGATCTTCCACAAGACTGTGAAGGTTTTGTATACCTGATTACGAACACTACTAATGATCGCAAGTATGTAGGCAAAAAACTAGCAAAATTTAAAAAAACACGCCCACCACTTAAAGGCAAAAAAAATAAACGTAGAAGCAAAGTAGAATCAGACTGGAGAGACTATTGGGGATCTTCAGATCATTTGAATGCTGACGTACAAGAACTAGGCCCTAACAATTTCACAAGAGAAATACTTTATTTTTGCAATAGCAGAGGCTTAATGAGTTACCTAGAGGCTCGAGAACAATTTGAAAGACGTGTGTTAGAAACAGACGAATACTATAACGGAATTATTAATGTTAGAGTAGGCAGTTCAAAAATTCTTAAAGAAGCACTAGGCAACATAGGCAATACAAACAGCACACAAGGTTAGCAGGCCAGATTATAATACTGCTGAGTAAAAGGTCCCGTGATAAGGACACTCGTATACGTTGATCGACCACCACTGTGAGGTAAGCCATCAAACCAATTGGGCTCACTGGTTAACGGAGATTGAATGCTGTCAATCGAAAAACACAACACAGTTCATAAAAACTCTTTAGCAATAGGAACGAAGCGAGAGGTAGCGTAAGCGATGTCGACGTAGGTTGGGAAAGGTCAGAGCCCATTGAACTATGTGTATAAACAAATAACCTATTTCCAAGTCTTGGCTGTGACGAACTCACATGATGTTCAAGATTAGATGGAACCACTGTGTAGGTTCCGTCTGACTGAAACAATCTACATGATGCTAACAATTACTTCGTAATTAATTAATCTACTTTTAAATAATCGTGTTTGAGCGATAGCGAAAAACACAAGTGAACGTAGTTCACTTCTTAATAGTTTCACACTTAAACCAATGCACAACATCGTCACAAGGATCATTAACATAATGGTGTTCGAACCATCTGATATCTTGTAAATCGTCTTTTGGTCTAGTGTAGATCGGGATCGCGTCCAAAGCCTTTTTTGACTTGGCTTGTTTTATATTCTTCAATTTCAATCTCATTTGCTGGAGCGTCAAGTTTTAAAAAGTGCAATACTTCTTGTGCTTGTTCTAGCGAGGGAATACCGTTAGCAAGTGTGTTGCGTGAGGTATGATCATATATTCTATACATTGTTATCATAGTAAGATTATTTAGAGTTGTAGTTAGTGTGATTAAACTACGCG